TTAGAAATTAGCATAATTAGACAATTTCTCAATTGCATTTTTTTCAGATGACTTGGTTACATGAGTGTAAATATCCATCGTGGTATTAACGTTAGTGTGGCCAAGTCTTTTTTGCACATCTTTAATTGTAGCTCCCGATTCGAATAACAAAGAAGCATGAGTATGTCTAAATGAGTGAGGGGATAGAGAAGTTTTCATTTCCGATGATAAAAGAACATTAATGTGTTCTGGATAATGTAAAGTGTTATTCTTTCTGTGAAAAATAAGCTGTTTATCATTACTTTTGGTTTTAAAACCATATTTTAACAATTCTTGTTTTTGATTTTTTTTCCAAACAATTAACTCAGATACAGTTGTATCATCAAGCCCTATGGTTCTATTAGAAGCTTTTGTCTTAGGCGTCGATATAGTGTATTCCTTACCTATTCTAGTAAGTGTTTTATTTACGGTTAATTGTTTGTATGAAATGTTAATATCTTCCCAAGTTAAGGCATATAATTCTCCTTTTCGGAGTCCTGTAAATGCTAAGACCCGGAATATTAAATAGTCTTGAAAGTTTAGTGTTTCTCTCGCTTCCGCCAGAAAATCTTTTAGTTCGGATAGTTCTAAAAACTGTTTCTTTTTTGTTTCATTTGTTCTATTTTTTTTAGGCATTACAACATATTGCATGGGGTTAATATCTATAATATCCTGAGCAACAGCATAATGTAACATTTTTTGGGTTATTGATTTTAGCAGATAAAATGCTGAATATTCTTTACTCCATTTATTGACCGCTTTTTGACACATTAGTTTTGTTAATTTATTTATTTTAATGTTGCCAAACTCTGGTAAGATGTGAAGCCTAAACATACGTTCTGTATGACCTGCTGTGATAGGTTTCACTGTATTTACATATTGGGCATACCAAAGCTCGTATACGTCTTTAAACGTGCTGTAATTCTGTTTTACGAAGCCTTTGGTATCCACTTCAAGTTCTAGCCTTGCTTCTTTCTGTGTTCTAAAACCACGACGTGTGGTACGTCTGCTTTTGCCAGTTAATGGATCAACACCTAAATAAGCATTGAACATATAAGCAGCTGAACCATCTTTTTTTGTATATTTTTTTATTGAAGCCATATCTAACAACTCCTTTATTCAAATTCCATGTAGAAATATTATCTAAAAATATTTCTAATCTTCCTTTCCAATATCTTTTAGTTGTAAAAATAATTTGGCATAGTCGGATTTTAGCTCTTGGTACTCTTCCTCAGTGAACCTATAACTTGGACCAGTACGAAGATTTAAGTGTATATAGTCAATTTTTAATTCTTCGCATAATCTTCTTTCAACTTCATATTTATTCATAATTAATCCTCCTTAGGGAATGTATGTTCTCGTGCAAACGAAAAGAAAAGCCCGAAGGCCAATCTTTATACTGTTGCTTTGAATTTTGCAGCTTTTTCAAATGACACAATAGGGCTAAATTGGATTTCTATTTCTCCTAGTTGGTTTAATCCAAAGTGGGCAACGCAATCCATTTCTTTTCCAGATGCCACGGAACCCATTGTATTATCGTTTGGATAAGTTTCGGCCTTTTTGTTATCAGAACCATATACTTCAATATCCATACCTACCGGAATATCCTTGTCTCCATTATTCTTCACTACATATGAAATTTTCACTACTTGGGAAGGTTGTTTTTCAGTGAATTCATTTCTTTCTTCAGTAAGTTCGACCCCTGTTAGAGTATATTCGGCATTTCCTACCTTAACTGTATCACCAATTTTATAAAAATTATTTTCTTCTTTTTTATCTTTTGATTTTGAATTTTTATTTGTTGATGATTCATTAACCTTTTCTCCACCGTTAGAAGAAGCTTTTTTATCATTGCCCCCAAGTGATCCACCAATGATTATCAAAACAATAACTGCCAATACCCAAAACCAAATTTTTTTGTAAAAAGGTTTTTTCTCCTTAATTGTATATGTTTTCCCGTCTTCGCCTATTACTTTTTTTGCCATTTTTTTCTCCTCTTTCTGATATAATATTTTTATACTAGTAACGTTCTATAATGAGAAATACCCGTGTTAGTACATGGGTATTTTTATATAATTACACGTCCGATTACGTAAAGATCATCTAATTCGTCAGCATAAAAATCAGAATATAATCGATTTCCATCTTCATCTAATTCGGCATTTAAAGAGACTAAACGTAGCCTAGTTCCTTCTAGGTACATTTTTTTTATGAATGCTAAGCCGTTAATCTCAATTGCCCCAATTTGTCCATTATAGATATCCATAGTTTCTTTTACAAAAACAATTTCACCATCTTGAAAAGTGGGGTACATACTGTCTCCACAAACTCGGAATGCTAAATCATATTGTGAAGGAGCCGATCCAACTTCAACACTTTCTATGCGACTTTTGTCATTATATGCACCTCCTCCAGCTGACAAACTACCTGAAAGTTCTATAGTGGTTGTTTTTGTCGGCATGAAAGCAATAACTTTGTTATCGGATGTATTTCGTTTTTGCTCTTCTAATTGATGCTCGGCATATCTATATACTTTCTGCTTTCTCGTAGTATCTAACTTATTATATATAGCTTCTATCGAAGAAAAATCATTCGAAGTGTTCCAACCCATTAATTTTTCGGGTGTTGTTTTTAGAATTTTAGCGATTGTTATCAATCTCTCTGTAGGTAGTTTTTCGATATCGCCTTTTTCATATCTGAAAATTGTTGAACGTGATACACCGAGTTCGTCAGCGATTTTATCAGCACTAATATTCAATTCTTTCCTTCTTAATTTCATGCGTTCGCCTACCTTCATTTTATCACCTCCAATAATTATTATATATTGGGGGTTGCATAATTGCAACAAAAATAATTGCATAAATGCAACTTTTTTATTGACTGATAACATTCAAGGTGATATATTATAAATATAAAGTCGCATAAATGCAATTGCGGAGAGAGGTGTTATAAATGATTAATGTTGCTAAATTAAAAGGTCTAATTGTTGAAAGAAAAACGACTCAACAAGCTGTAGCTGATTCTATTGGCATGAATAGAAGTACTTTCTACAGAAAAATGAAAAAAGGTGGAGATTTTTCTATAGAAGAGGCAAAATGCATTAAAGAACAGATTCCATTATCAGATGTAGAAGCGATTGAAATTTTTTTTGGCAAAGAAGTCGCATTTGTGCTACAAAGAAAAGGCATAGAGGTGGGAACTGATGACCACGTTTGAAGAAGCACTAAAACCATTATTTGATCAGTGGTTAGAGGAAGCTTTGCCAGAAATAGGGTCTAGGTTTAGACAGGAGATTGAATTGGAACTAAAAGCTAGTGCCCAACAAACATTATTCAATCAAACAGAAATGGCAAAACGCCAAGGTGTTTCTGTAGAAACATTCAGAAAATGGAGAAAAGCTGGCTTGCAAGCAGAGCCTAATCCCACTGGTAAATTATTGTTTGATTTAAACAAAGTTAATGAGTGGCGAAGAGATAATGCTGCTAAGAAAGAACTTTAACTGGAAAATGCGGGCAATGTAAAGGAGGCAGCAAAATGAATCAACTGCACATGAAGGAGAATTTTCCGTGGATTCTTATTTAAAAGAGCTAAGAAACTCAAAAAAACTTCGACAAGTAGATATGGCAGCTATGCTGAATATTTCTTATTCACACTATGTAAAGTTAGAAAATGGGTTTGTTAATCCAAGTTTCAATCTGCTGCACCGTATTAAGGAAGAATTTAACGATGTGGACATGAATAATTTTTTCGATAAAAAAGCCCAGTCGATCTGACAATCGCCCAGGCTGCGAAATTTTTAAAGTCTACAGATACGTGTCAGCGTATCCTCAACAATTCGCTGGTATCGCATCCAGCACTGCTGTTGAAATAAAGTTACCGTTCTAACCTTTGATCCCAAATATTCGAGTTCTTGACTCGCCCACTCACGATCAATCCTAAGTTATAGATGCTAGCCATCTGCGGTAGCGGTTAGATACTACATTTGAACGCAAAACTTTATCGAGACACAGCTGAGTTCAAAAATGCTTCCAAGAACATCAGCCCCTTTTAGTAGTTTGAACTACAAAGATAGTATATCAAAACTTTCCTTTTTAGGGAATGAAGAATATGGAGGCAACAAAATGAAACAAAAAAAATCGCCGTAAAGTTAGACGGAATTGATGAAGCAACTGAAAAAGCGGAGCGACTAGTTGAACTAGTGAAAGAAGCCAAAACGTTGGTAGACGAATTGGCTTCAGTGGAATTCGAATTAAAAACTAATCCTTGTTCGGATTAATAAAACTGACTAAACAAGAGAACAATAATACAAATCCTATTGTATTACCTGGATTAGCCCCCATGGTTAAAGAATATATTCTTTCAATAATTAGTCCAAGTACTGTGGAGCAAGCTACCTCTGCATACCACATTTTATCTTCATAGAAAGCAGGTGTTTTATGAGAATTTCCGATTTCTTTATTGGGTATATTTTCGCTTTGGGAATAATAAGTTTTTCTAGAAATCTCAGACGAATGTACAGGGACTGTCCTGAATTCGTACAAGATTTGAAAAAGCTGAGATTCCTTTTCGTTTGTTGGTTCAGGAATATCTTTAAATCGTAATTGAATATATCAATGACTGGGAACCATCTACAGCAACAAAAACAGTTGTAAGACAAATGAGTTTAGACTTAAACGACATAGCGTAGGAGGAGGTTAACATGGCCTACAACGAAAAACAACAAAAATGGATATATGAAAAAATCTAAAATAAATGCCGTATGATTCAAATAGACAGAGAAGCGTTAAAGAAATCTGACAGAATGACGGACAAGGAATTGGCTAGGATGCAGAACGAGTTGGAATTTTTACGTGAAATAGAGCTAGAAAATAAAATCCAACGATTATAAGGAGGAATTTGTAAATGAAGAAGAAAAAAGCAATTAACTTAAGACATATTGCCATGTTACTAATTATGTTCGGAATGGGACTAGTCGTAGGAATGGATATCCCACCAAAGTTCCAAGTGTTGTATATTATTTCCTCAATGGTGTGGTTTTTATCTTATGACCATGTGATTGAGAGCGGATGGAGAAAGGTGAAGTCAAATGGATAAAGTAACGGATGAACTATTGAGAGAACAGAAAAAAACAAACGAATTGCTCCAAACTACTGAGAATAGTTTAGAGCAAAAGTGTGGCCTTTGTGATGAATATGCAAACTTACAGTTAGATAATAGGAATTTTATATGTGATACATGTGCTCAAATTGTTGGCGAAAAAGCCGAAATGTAAAAAATAATATACGACTCCAAATATCAGAAACCATATGTAGTATCAACAACAATTGTTTTCGGATCAATTCCTAATCTAATAGATTCGATGATATCAATTACAGAAGCTTTATAGTAGTACGTTTTACTGGATGATACTACTTCATGTTCACTTGTTTTAATTAAAAAGTAGTACTTACCATCACTAGATTTTTTTATAACAAAATACATGAGCATCCCTCCAAGCTTAGTAAGTAAATTATACCAGAGAAAGGAATAAAAAGAATGACTAGAATAGAAAAACTAGAGCAAATAAAAAAAGACTAACAAGGACGGCCATCCAAGTTAGTCACATACAAAATATAAACTCAAGGAGATTATAACATATGAACGAGAAAATAAAAAATCTATTTTTTGAATTAAAAAAAGAAGCTGAAAAAGAACAAATTGATATTTTATGTGGCGCTTATATAAAAGAGAGTCAGGAACAAGTATTGATTGTTGGCGGCGAGTCAAGAATACAAGCGATTTTGTTAATGGAAATCTTATCTGTTATGGAATCTGAAGAGTGTGATTGCCCAAACTGTCGAAAACGAGAAACAGACAAAAAAGAGCAACAAGCTAATCCTGAACTTGATATGCTATTAAACGCTTTCTTGCGAGGTGAATTGAAATGATTGATATTACCGGATTAAATGATTCAATCTATGAAAATATGTTGGCTTACGAACAAAATGAAGTCGTTAAAGCCATCCACACAGCTTCAAGCTATGGACAAACGAGCGTAGTGGTCAGTAAAAGAGGCCTAACTCATCAGTTTAAAGCCTCCTTAGAACTTGAGGGAATTGGCATTTTAAATCACAAGGACGACACAAAAGCCAAACTAGTATGGGAGTGGTAGTATGCCTGAATTTGATTCATTAGGGGCTAGACAAGAGCCATCAGAAAATTTTTACGGAGAAGAAATAGATGAAACCTTAGAATACGACAAGGATAGTATGGGAGAAACTATCGCTCAAGAGGATGGCGTATTTGAAATATTGTATACATTAACTACTGTCATGAGTAATAGATGTCTCAAAATTAAAACAGAGAAAGCAATTGTTACTCAACAAGATATTGTAGATTTTATTTTAGAAATAGGTGAAGAAAAAATAACATCTATAAACTTTGTAGGATTAGGAGAAAAGTATTTAAAAACTGGAGGAAATTACGATGGGGAATGAACTAGCGAATGAATTTACAAACCAACAATCAAATCCAAGTCATGGCGCAATGACCAATGTGAGCGTTAGCCGAGAAATGGAGGAAGTGAAGGGGCAAATTTTTATGGCCAAACAATTTCCAAGAAATCCATTTGAAGCAGAGAAACGAATTCTTGATTCATGTAAAAGAAAAAGCTTAGCCTCAACAGCGATGTACAGTTACCCGAGAGGAAATACGAATGTTCAAGGCCCATCTATTCGACTAGCAGAAATTCTCGCCCAAAACTGGGGGAATATCTCTTTTGGTGTGAAAGAACTAGAACAACGACCAGGGGAATCCGTAGCGATGGCTTACGCATGGGATGTTGAAACAAATACTCGACAAGAGAAAATATTTACTGTTCCCCATTTACGGCATACAAAATATGGCTCAAAGAAACTCGAAGATCCAAGAGATATTTATGAAATGGTTGCGAATAATGGTTCACGAAGACTTCGTGCTTGTATTCTAGGTGTAATCCCTGGGGATATTGTTGAATTAGCTATTGAGGAATGCAACAAAACCCTTGCAGGAGAAAATGCTTCGCCTTTAAAAGATCGGTTATCTAGAGCTTTTACAGCCTTTAAAGAAGACTTTGATGTGACGCAAGAAATGATTGAAGAATACTTTGGTTATGCATCGAATAATTTTTCTGAGAAAAACTTTTCAGATTTAATTGGTATTTACAACAGCCTAAAGGATGGTTTAACAAAGGTACATGAATATTTCGAAAAACCTTTGGCAGAAAAGAAAATAAAAAATAGCATTGAAAAAGAGTTTACAAATAGTAGCGAACAAAAAATCGCAGAAAAAGTAAGCGGGAGTAAATCAGTAAAATCGAAAGCAGATGAAAAAGATGGACCTCAACAAGAAGAACTATTATAGCAATGAAGCTGACTGGCAGTATATGTCAGTCAGTCAATTCAAAGACTTTATGAAATGTGAAGCCGCAGCATTAGCCAAATTAAAAGAAGAGTGGGCACCAACTTCAAACCCAATCGCTTTATTAGTTGGTAACTATGTTCATTCTTACTTTGAATCGAGTAAAGCACACACTGAGTTTATTAATGAAAATTATGCTTCTATCTATAAAAAGAATGGCTCCGAACGAGCAGAATTTATTCAAGCTATAGATATGATTGAAGCACTGGAATATGACGATTTTTTCAACTTTGTTTATCAAGGAGAAAAAGAAGTGATTTTGACGGGTGAATTATTCGGCACTAAGTGGAAAGCAAGAATTGATTGTTTGAATTTCGATAAAGGATATTTTGTTGATCTCAAAACAACCCGGAGCCTTTCACAGCGTTATTGGTCAGAACAGTATGGCGGATATGTCTCTTTTGCTGAAGAGTATGGATATATTACACAAATGTATGTGTATAAACAATTACTTGAGCAGAAATTTCATAAAGAAATGATCCCATATATTTTTGCAGTTACAAAAGAAACACCACCGAATATAGCCGCAATTGAAATTCACCATACAAGATATGAGTTTGAACGTTACAAAATAGAAGAAAAGTTACCTCACATTCTAAGAGTAAAGATGGGGGAAGAAGCCCCCACAAAGTGCGGGAAATGTGAATATTGTAGAAAAAATAAAAAATTGAATGGATTTATAGAAATAGCAGACTTACTAAATTTATAGAGAGGAGGGTCTCAGTTGGATTACTTTAGACAAAGACGAGAGTACCGTAAATTGAAACAAAACGAAATAGACATCTCAATTGGCCAAAACAATCTGTATCGCGAGTTATTAGACTACGCGAACGATGAAGAAAAATTAGATGACTGGTTTCCTTTGAAAAATTCGGCGCTTACCGATCTTACAGGGCTTTCTACTCAAGGAGTAGCTAAAGCACGGAACAGTCTAATACAAATGAATTTAATAAAATATCGACCTGGAAAGAAAAATGCAGAGAAACCACAATATAAAATCCTCCCTCTGTATAACAAACGGTTGTCTAAAAGTGTGACAACTATTTTAACAAAAAACAACGAAGAAAATGGAGAAAACACGCCAAAGTGTGACAAACAGTTCACCACTAGTGTAACAGCTGGTTCACAAGTAGTAGCACAAACGGTTGTACAACCATTAGCACAAACAGTTGAACATAAAGATCTTACTAGTACTATAACTATACTAGACAAAGACAATAAATATATATATCAAGACGATGACGACATCGGCGTGTATGAGTTTATCCAAAAAAGCTGGGGCAAACCACCAACGGGCTTATTACAAGGCGCACTGGGGCCATGGATTAAAGAATGGGGCCCAGAAATGGTCTTGTATGCATTCAAGCTGTCTTACGAGAATAGCGTGGAGATGTCAGGTTTGAAGAACTATGTCGAAGTCATTTTAAAAAATTGGAAAAAGCGAGATATTCGTACGCTTGAAGAAGCCGCAAAAGCGCAAGAAGCTTTTAAAGCGACCAGTAAAAAGAGCTTTGGTGCTGGTCGGTATCAACAGAAACCGATAAGGGAAGAAAAAATGCCGGACTGGAGCGGCATGCAAAAAGACGAAAAACTTCCACCAGAAGAACAAGCGGAGTTACAGCGACAAATGCAAGAATTATCGGGAGGATGAAAAAGAGAGGACTATCACAATGAGTAAATCTATTCATGAGATATTTTGGTCAAATGTTGAATATTATTGTATAGCACAAGATGTTCCGCTTTACAGAGTTTCTAATAATCGAATTCGTTTAGCGAAGCAACATAAAGAAAATGTCACACTAAAACGTATTAAAGAAATAGCAGAATTGCTTGATATTGATGATTACACGATTTTTTTTGAATCTGTCGATTAACAAAAGGAGTTGGAAATTTATGACTTGCCTAAAATGCAAAGGGGAGCGGATCATTTGGACCAAGGACAAATACGGATATGTGAAAGCTAAACCATGCCCAGTATGTAATCGTGAAGGGAATGAAGTTAGGCGTGAGTTGCGAAAGAATACAAAAAAGCACCTACCAATAGAATCAATTAGTAGATGCTTTTACTGTGAATGATAATCGTTCAATTATTTCACTCCTTAAACCTTTTTTTCTAATTCATTGACAGCTTGTTCAATTGTAAGGCCAGTTGCACAAATATTTTGATCTGTGGTCAAAAATACCACGAAAATATTTAACGTAGTATTTAGCGTCACCTTATAATCGAAATTTTTGTTTTTGTTAGTGAATGTCATAACGCATTCTCCTTTCTTTGTATTGGCGAAAGGTAACAATAACGTATATAACGAAATTCCAAGAATAATTGTACCATAAAAAATAAAATATGGAAATATAAAGCTGAACATTTAATGTAAGCGAAAGGAGTGGAGATTTGCGGCCGCATTAAAAAGCTTTTTGCTCCTTTGAAATTATGAAACTAAACAAAATATATAACGAAGATTGATTTGCTTGGTTAGCCAGCTATTCGACGAAATAGCAGAAAGGAAAAAAATTATGTCATATCCGAATTTTGAGAAAGAAATTTCTACCTGTGCTAATTGTGGTAACGCATTGTTCAATGATGGAGCATTTACTAATCAATCATATTTAACGATTAGAGACAATTTTATGATAGTTAATTTTTTCCAGTTTGAAGATGGAACAGACAATATGTTTTGTGATGCAAATTGTCTTGCTAGTTTTCTTTCAGCGGAAGAAGTGGAAATATTAGAAAGTGAGTGAAGAAGATGATTCCAAAAATAGAAGTATGGATGCATGATATGTCCGTTGGCTATCCTGTGTTGTTTGAAGTAGATTCAATTGATTATCTAGAAAATTCGTTTGTTATAGTAGATGAATTTGGAAATCCGCATGAGTTTTCTGGTGAAGGTCGTTTATTTAGAGTGAAAACTGAGGAGGAAACAAAATGAAATTTTACGAAATTAAAGAACCTTATTTTGCATTAATCGCTGCTAAAGATGAAAAACAATGTTTAAAACTTTACAAGGATATTGTTTGCGAAGTAGAAGACGAAAAAGAATTTTTCGATGATATGAAAATAATTGATAAACACGAAGCGTTCAAAATACTTGCTAAAAGTCATACTGAAGAGGGTGACAAGACTGGCGCAGAAGAAGCTTTCAATCAATTAGAAAATCTTGAAGAAAACGGCGAAGTATTGTTAATCGATGGTAGCTTGCTTTAGGAGGGAAACAGCGATGAATAAACAAGAATGTCAAATATGTGACAAAAATCATTTTTTAGAAGACAGCTGTGGCGGTAAATGGAGTCTAAAAGACGACACGCTAATAATCAAACAAAGTTTTCAAGAATACGCAGGCGGTCCCTTTGTCGAAGAAATTGTAACGCAAAAAATAAACTATTGTCCGTTTTGCGGGAAAGAAGTTAGGAGTTGGTGGAGATGAATAAACAAGAATTAATTGAAGAATTAGAATGCTTAGTAGTTTCTACAGATAGTGTTGATTATTTACAAGGCGCTAACTATGCTGTCGAAAGAGCAATTAGCTTGGCAGAACAACTAGACGAACCGAAAAAAGTCGTTGTGCCAGAGTACGTTGATCAATGGTTAAATTACTGCATCGGAGCAGAGATGACGTTGATTGAAGCTCTAGAACCAAATAAAAATAAACTCGGTGTGGAAGTATATACGTTTGCTAAAAAAACATCCGATTGGCTTTTAGAAAGCATGAACCAGCAAATTTTTGCAAAGGTTTGGGCAGGAGACAGCTATGAAGTTAAAGGCGCAATGAGCCATGAGTTAAAAATTAAACCAGAATATTTCAAAGCTGTTGAATCAGGCATGAAAAAGTTTGAAACTCGCAAAAACGATAGAGACTATAACCTTCATGACTTGCTAATCCTTCAAGAATATAAGAATGGAAAATTTACTGGAAATAAGTGCTCAGTGATAGTGACTTACATCACTGATTATGCACAAAAAGATGATTTTGTCGTTTTAGGTATTGAGTTGTTTGGAGAGGATGCATGATGAAATATAAAACCAGATATACCGGCATTGTTTCTAAAAATCTCAAGTTGGCGAATGTGTCGATCAAGTTGATGGCAAAATATTAGCTTTGTTGATTAGATTCAATAATGGTGAAACATTTTGGTTCATGAAAAGAGATTTAATTGAAGTGGAGGATAAGCAATGCTAAGTTATCCAGAAGTTTATATTTTAGGGCGACAAGTCGATGGCATTTATGTTGAATACCTGCATGGACCTGAGCAAGCCGATTTATTTTTCGATTATACGATAGCTTGTGATGAAAGAAAACATATGAATAAAACCAATATGAAAGATGGCACTTGGGAAATTTTAAAGTATGGTAGACCGATAACAGTATTAGGAGATGATGATTAGTTGCGGACGTCGACATTTAACTATATCAAAGATATTTTAGGAGACTATTATAAAACCGATGACTATATTCGACAACGAGAGTTAGAACTACGACATCCGTATAAAGAAACGGATATCAATAGCGATATTCAAGGCAAAGGGACTAATTCGGCTACGACTGAACGGTTAGCTATTACTATCGCTACAGATCGTCGATTATGGAATTTAGAAAGGAACCGCAATATTATCCAAAGTTGCCTAGCAGAATCGGATGAACAGACGCAGGTAATCATTGAAGAGCTTTACTTAAAAAACAGACCAACACTCACTTTATTAGGGGTAGCTCAACAGTTATTTATCAGTAAAAACACAGCCTATCGATTAAGAAATGCTTTTTTTGGAAGAGTCGCAGAAGAATTAGGATTGTAATGGGAATTTGTTGGGAATTTTAACTGTAGTCAATATGGTAAATTAGTAGTGTGAGAAGTGTAAGGAAATCAAAAATAAATATTATCTCGTTGCTAACACTGATCACATTATCACTCGCAAACTGATACGTTCTCTTAGAGGGGAGGTGAAGAGCCTTCTCTTTTTTTCTACAGTTTTGCGAGTGTTTATTTCTAGATTTGCAAATATCCATTGAAATATATTTTTTTATGTTCAATAATATAAAGAGATATTAAAATGGAGGCTAAAATTATATGATGTGTTTACAGATGTTTTCTTATTGGTTATTTGCTAAAACGATAAATTATTATACGAGCCTAAATGTCTTAGGTATAACTGGCGGAAATATATTTTTTGATAAAGACGGAACCTTTCAGTGGTCAAGTATAGCAGCGCTAGTCAGCTTTGTTGCAGCATGTTTAACATTTGTAGGAGTTTTCATCAATGTAAGTACTCAAAAGAAAATAGCCAAACAACAAATTGATGCCAATTTAAAAGCAAAGGCAAGAATAGAATGGATAAGTGGCGTAAGAGATAAAACATCAGAACTTGTTTCTTTGCTGCTTTCGTTACAAAAGGAAAAAACTGTTTTTTATGAGCAATGGTTGGAAATTGAAGAGGTATCTGAGCTATTAAAATTATATTTTAATTCAAAAATGAATAAAAAAGTTAATTCAGAAATATACATTGAACAAAATAAAATAATTATTTCTGAGACTGCTACATCTATAGTTTTAAAAGAAAATGACAATATTAATAAACACGCATATATAAAAAAATACATTGAGTGTTTAGTTGAATTGTATAGAGATGACAACTATAAAAAGATTTCAAAGAAAATAAGATTTTATCATGATTCAATAAATAAATTGTATGAAGATAATTTTGAATATTGGATGTTATTTGAGCAATCAGAATTAGAGGAAATTAAGAACACACCACAAGAAAAATTAGAAGGTGAAGATTATGATTATGCGTCTGCAGAGAATAATATTGAGCATTATCAAAAAAAAATAAAAGATTTAGAAGTTAGTTTAACAAACTATCATAAAGCTATTGATTTTTTTACAACAGTTATATCATTATATTTAAAAATAGAATGGGATAAAGCCAAAGAAGGACAGTAATAAATAATTATAGATCACTCAGTGAGTGGTCTATTTTTGTACATAAAATTACAATGGAGGTGAGGTCATGGCAAAGTACACAGAATGGATTAACGAAGAAGGATTAATAAAAATAGGTGGATGGGCTAAAGACGGCCTCACCGATGAACAGATAGCACAAAATATTGGAATAAGTCGTTCTACGTTAAACGAATGGAAAAAACGATTTCCGGACATTAAGGACACCATAAAAAGAGGTAAAGAAGTTGTAGACCGCCAAGTCGAAAATGCACTGTTTAAAAGTGCAATAGGTTACGAATACACTGAAATTACTAAAGAGTTAACTGACTCAGGCATGAAAGTAACTAAACGAGTAACAAAACAAGTGGCTCCTAACCCAACATCTGCTATTTTCTGGTTGAAAAATAGGAAACCAGATCAGTGGAGAGAAGGCCTATTGAAGGATAAACTTCTGAGTGCTCAAATAGATAAAGCTCAAGCAGAAGCGAAAATACTTACGAATCAGGCTGATAAGTTAACCACTGGAGGCAAAGCAAATGAATTGCTGGAAGCCTTGTTAGAAGTGAAATCACGAGGTGTGAGCGATGGCCATTAATTTTAGTGATAAGCAAGTGGCGAATATTAATTTCAACACAAGCAAAGTGACCTTTGAATTAAACGAAGGCACTCCTCGTAGTGGAAAAACCACCAGTGATATATTTAAAATGGCAGACTTTTATTTACGTTCTCCCGATCAAAACCATCTTGTGACTGCTTATAATCAAGAACAAGCTTTCCGAATGTTTATGGACGGTGACGGTTTAGGTTTAATGCATATCTTTGATGAAGTTTCAGATATTCGACATGATGAACATGGGGACCATTTGCTTTTATATGCACCTAACGGAGAAAAAAAGATTTATTACAAAGGCGGAGGTAAAATTAATTCGGTTGGTGCCATTACGGGTATGTCGTTAGGCTCAGTTACTTTCTTAGAATTTAACTTGCTGCATAAAGATTTTATCAATGAGTGCTTTAGACGGACTTTTGCTGCAGAATGGCGCTATCACTTAGGCGAACAGAATCCGCCAGCACCGAATCATCCTAATTTAGAATTGTTAGAACGTTTTGAGAAATCAGGACGTTTTTTATTTCGTCACTGGACACCAGATGATAATCCAATCTTAAGTGAATCAAGAAAGCAGCAGTTATACGATGAGTTATCAAGTAGCGAATATCTTTTAGAACGTGACTGGTATGGCCATAGAGTAATACCACAAGGTGTTATTTACTCAATGTTCGGTAAGAACAACAAAGCAACCGAAATAAAAGGAAACATCATAGAAACGTTCTTTACTGCTGATGGTGGTCAAGCTGATGCAACTACCTGTGCCTTTTGGGTTGTCACCTTCTATGATGGAAAATTTTATCTGTATCGTCTAGCAAACTACTATCATAGCGGAACGGATACGGGAGAAACAAAAGCGATGTCAATTTATGCAAAAGAGATTAAACGATTTGTTGAGTGGTGTTATACAAAATGGAACCATTTGCCACACTGGAATTATTTCTTTGTCGATCCTGCCTGTAAAACGTTACGTTCTGAATTGGAATTACTAGGTATCGGAACTGATAAAGCCGATAACAACAGCTCCGATAAAGTTTCAAGTAATGGCTTAAAGATAGAGGTTGGAATAGAAAGACTACAAAATACTATGACAAGTGGCCAGTTTATCGTTTTAGAATGCGGAGAAGAATTTGACCACTATAATTTTGAAAAAGAAATCTCTATGTATGTGAGAAATGATAATGGATTACCCGTAGATAAATATAATCATGCACTTGATGAAGCAAGGTATGGTAATAATTACTTTTATAAAACCTATATCGCCTAGAAAAGAGGTGTTTACATGTTTGACAAATTAAAAGCGATGTTCAGGATTGGAGGTGCAAAAATAGGTATGGTAGAAACACTTAATAGAATTACAGATCATCCAAAAATCGGAGTAAATACTGCTGAAATCGATAGAATAATGGACAACAAACGTATATATAAAAATAAGTTCCCTGATGTGAGCTACGTTAATAGTGATGGTATGCGTATGCACAGGGCTTTTCATTCATTAAATGTATCAAAAGTAGTTTCTCGCAAATTAGCTAAGTTAGTCTTTAATGACGGGTGTGCGATAAGCATTGATGATGATGAAGCGGACCAGTTTTTACAATCAGTTTTTAACGATAATAAGTTTCGTAAGAACTTTGGTGAAGAGCTGGAAGCAGGATATGCAATAGGAGGGCTTATCCTACGGCCCTATGTAGACACAAAGACAAACAAAATAAAAATATCCTTTTGCCGGGCTGATACGTTTTATCCTTTACAGTCCAACACCAATGATATACCAGAAGCAGCTATTGCCACGATTACACAACAAACGGAAGGTAAGAAAAATGTTTATTACACACTTTTAGAATTTCATGAGTGGGAAAATAGCACTTACTATATCAGGAATGAATTGTATCGTTCAGAAGAGCAATCTCAAACAGGTGTTAGGGTACCATTACCGACATTAGATAAGTACAAGGAATTAAAAGAAGAGACTGCATTAGTCGGCTTTACTCGACCATTATTTGTCTATATAAAACTTGCTGGAAAAAACAATATAGATATCGATAGTCCGTTGAGCTTAGGTATTATTGACAACGCGAAGCGCCAATTGATTGATATTAACGAAAAATACGATGAATTTATGAATGAAGTTGAAGAAGCGAAAAGAAAAATACTAGCTTCAGATCATTTTTTCAAAGTGAGTTATGATCGTAATAATGGTGAACCTGTAAAAAGATTTGATACTAAAACATCAGTTTACCAACGTTTAAAATCAGATGAACCTTTTCTTGATGAATTTTCGCCTTCTTTAAGATCAAGTGAATTTATTGAAACAATTAATTTTATTTTACGCATTGTTGAATTACAAACCGGTTTTTCAAGTGGAACATTCAGCTTTGATGGACAATCAGTCAAAACAGCTACGGAAATCATCAGCGAAAATTCTGAGACTTTTTCTACCCGTTCAGATAATGTCTTAATTGTGGAAGAAGCATTAAAAGAATTAATTACAACTATATTCGAATTGGCCGCAGCATTTAATCTATTCAAATATTCAAAAGAACTAGGCATTAATATAGATTTTGATGACGGCGTTTTTCAATCTCAAGATGCCAAAGCTGATTATTACTCTAAATTAATTACAGCTGGCCTTTCGTCAAAACTAAGCGCTATTCAGAAGCTAACTGGTGTGACTGAAAAAGAGGCTAAAAAAATAGTTTACGAGATTAGAGCAGAAACGTTAGAAATGGATTATCCAGAACAAGAAAGAATCTCGGCGGAAAATGAACTAGGAGATGAGGAATAATGATTACACCTCATCAATTAGATTTATGGTCCTCTAATATGTCACACCTCTACCAATCGTTAGAGGGCGAATTAATACGAATCATCGCTAAGCGTTTAAAAAATGGCAGTGGTGACATATTAGATTGGCAAAGAGAAAAGTTACAAGAACTGCATTTATTTAACAAAGAAACAGCGAAAGTTATTTCTCAAGTAACGGGAATTGCTGAATCCGAAATAGAGCGAATGTTTGAAAGCACCGGGCAAAAGATTGTAAAAGACTTGGATAAGGAATTGCCGTATGACCCAAAGCCTATGCCAACAGATTTAGATAATATCATGAAAGCCTATCATGACCAAGTTTGGTCTGATATTAACAACTATGTAAACCAAACGTTGTTATCCACTAACTTTGGTTATGGAACAGTTACCACTCAAATGTACAATGAAATCATTAATAAGACAGTCGCTGCATTTAACAGCGGCTTATTTACGTTTGAGGAAGCGTTAGAACGTACGTTGCAAGAATGGGCGCAAAAAGGGATTAAGTCCACTTTTATAGATAAAGGTGGTCATACATGGAGCTTGGAAAGATACATTAGAACTGTTTTGAAGTCAACACTAGGAAATACCTTTAACCAGTTGCGAACAGACCGTATGAGCGAATATGACGTTCACACAGTGCTTGTCACTAGTCATATGGGCGCAAGGAAAGCTTGTTCAAAGATTCAAGGCCATGTGGTTGATTTACGTAGGATAGTTCCTAGTAGCAGCAAATATAAAAGTATCTACGATCCTTATTGGCAAGCTGAATATGGAACCGCTGGCGGGCATCGGGGAGTAAACTGCAATCATTTACACATCCCTTTTATTCCTGGCGTTAACACGAACAATCAACCGAAAGTTGATGCAAAAGAAAATGAAAAAGTCGCTCAATTGACGAAGCGTCAACGGCAACTGGAACGCCAAATAGTTAAGTTCAAAAAGAATCAAATGGTATCTGTTGCATTAGGGCAGACTGACAACGCCAAGCAATGGCAACAGAAAGTAAGAGCAAACCAAGCAAAACTACGAGAACTAGTAGATTCTAATGAGTATTTAGGCAGAAATTATGCCCGTGAAAAAGTTTACACCCCAGTTAATACGTTGCTAAAAGATTTTCGCTATGACGATTTTTAGGAGGTTCTAAAATGGTATATAGACCGCATTATTTAAATGTTGAACATATTATTGAAGAAATTTATTTAGGGGATTGTGTAAAACCAGTTGCTAGAAATGTATTAGCTAAAAACACAGGTAGAAAAAAAGTAGTTCAAAATGCGAGAAGTAAAAAGAAATATGAGGTGTTTAATGATTCAGACCCCTACGATCGATTGGATGCCGATTACGAAGAATATTTAAAAAGAGAAGAAAACAGGTCTAACTATCGTTAGGCTTTTTATTTTATACCTAGACCTGCTCGGAAGTCTTAAAAAGACGGCTCACAGTGGGAGTTGCCACTCAAAAAACACTTAGGAGGAACAGATTTATGAAAAAAGAGGATTTAATCGCATTAGGCATTGAGGAAGAAACTGCAAAGTCGATTATGGCTTTACATGGTAAGACGGTCACGCAACTAAATGCGCAAGTAGCTACCGCAGAGAGTGAACGTGACAGCGCAAAGCAAGAATTGAGAGCGAATCAAGAAGAACTGACAGCTTTAAAAGAGTCGGCACAAGGCAATGAAGAATTATCTCAAAATCTGGCCGATTTACAAGCGAAGTTCGATGAGGCGAAAACCAATTCTGAAAACCAATTAGCCGAACAACAAAAAGACTTTGCCATTCAGCTGGCTTTAAAAGAAGCGAATGCACTTGATGAAACGATTGTTCTTGGTCTTTTAGATAAAGACACTATTAAAGTTTTTGACGGTAAGTTACAAGGCTTTGAAGAACAATTGAAGAGACTCAAAGAAAATAAATCATTCTTGTTTCAAGAAGCAAAAGACCCGACCCAAACTCCGCCAACGCCTCAAATTTTGGCTGGTGGAAATCCTGCAGGCAATACAGCAGGTGGAAAAAGCATTGTACAAAAAATTCAAGAAAGATTAGGTGAATAATATGGGCTTAGTATTAGATAGTAAAGATTTAGCAACGATTGACAAAGAGTTTCGTGCAGATTCTCAAGTATGGGATGTATTAACGCAAGGTGCCAAAAGTATCACTGCAGCCGATTTTGTAGGTGTGAACGAAGTACGAGTGAATAAGATGTCAGGATTCATGGAAGCAACGCAATACAAACGTAATGGGGAAAATGCACGTAACCAAATTGATATCGCCAAAGAAACAATCAAATTAACACATGAAGACTGGTTTGGTTATGATGTTGACCAATTGGATCAATCAGAAAGTGCAGCATTAACTATTAATAACGTGGTAACTGAACATAAGCGTCTTATCACAGTTCCTCATCGTGACAAAGTAGCCATCCAAGTAATGTTTGATAATGCTGGAAACAAAGTTAACGAGACTTTGACGGAAGACAGCATTCTAGCTGCTTACGATGCCGCCGAAGAGTACATGACTGATAACGAAGTGCCTGGCGGTTATGTGATGTTTGTTTCAGCAGCAACTTATCGTTTGTTAAAAATGCAAAAGGGGTTAGCAAAACATTTTCTACTAACCAAATGCAAATCAATGGAATTAACCGTACAGTAGCTCAAATCGATGGCGGTGTGCCAATTCTCAAAGTATCGAAAAACCGTATCAATGGAATCAATATTGAAGATACAATCAACTTCATCATTACGCCACTAACTGCGATCGCGCCGATCGTGAAATTTGGTACCGTTGATACTGTGCCAGCTTCGCAAGACCGTAGTGGTTACCGTGATACAATTAAAGGTTTGGATTACTATGATGCAATTGTATTTGATAATGCGAAAAAAGCTATTTATGTGTCATATGTCCCAAAAGCGTAGCCCCGAAAGTTGGTAAACTAACGCCGACAACAAGCGGGGTAGTTATTGAAATGGAAGAAGGAGCTTAGTCTCCTTCTTTTTTAGGAGGAATCTAAGATGTCCTATATTGATTTTGAAGAGTTTAAAGAGCTTACAGGCGCCACAGATGAATATAAAGATAACTTTGATAAATATTTAGTAAAAGCCACCGCAGCGATTGATAATGTAACGAATTACTTTTATCAGTTCAATGATATAACGAAAGATTCTAGGCAATTTAGAGTGAAACAGTTTAAACTCGCTCTGTGTGCGCAAATAATGTATTTTGTCGATGTTGGTGCGGATACGTATGAAAGTATCAACAATGCCCCTCAAAGCTTTTCAGCAGGCCGTACGAGTATTTCTAATGCCAGTCGCTACAATCCTTCTGGAAATAACGAAAGTAAGTCGTTAACTGCTGAAGACGTTTATTTGTATCTGGAAGGTACAGGTTTGTTATATCGAGGTGTTTCGTCATGCTAATGCCAAAGCCACCCAAAAAGTTCTTAGTTGATTCCTTTGAGTATAAAGAGTACTTAGGGGAGGGCGATTGGAACAAGCCAGTATACAAGGAACCGATCCTTATTGAGTATTGCCGAATTGACAGAGGAAGCCAATATACTTTTTCATCAAGTGGCAAACAGTTGCTTTATAACGGATTAATTTTCTGTTATCACGGATTGACTACGCCTTTTCCTGAATTCAAAAAACAATCATTGGTTATTTACGATGGGAAAGAACACGTAATCACTAAAATTGATACTGTCATAGAAGCCTATCAAGCAGCCACCGTTTACTCTTATGAGATTGAGGTAGTCTGATGGGGATTAAGGTAAATTTAAGCGGTGTAAGAACCAAAGTAAGCACTGATGCAATGAGACGAGGCAGATATGCGTTAGGTAATCAAGCGATGGCAGACATGAACCAATTTGTCCCACGAAAGAATAATAGTTTAAGACAAAGCGTTCATTTATCAAACAATGGTGAAAAGATTATTTACGGCACGAAATATGCGAAACGTCAATTTTATTTGAACGGAAAAAAATATACCACACCAGGTACTGGGCCAAGATGGGATTTAAAAGCAAAAGGCGCTTATCTAAATTCGTGGAAACGGGCTTTTCTGAAAGGAGCGGGTATTAAGTAATGGATTTTCTTGATTGTTTAAACGAAAAGATAAACCAGATTCCTAATTTGCCGTTAAATATTCGGAAAGGATACCTTTCAGCACTAGAAAGCTTAGTGATTTACCCATTACCGGGCGGTAAGGTAGAAACCGAATATTATGACGGAATCAAAGACGAGTTGTTAAACTATGAAATTGCCATGAAATCAAAAGACGGTGGTAAGATAGATCGTACGTTATGGTTGCTATCAGATGTATTAGAAAATATTGAAGAACTATCAAGTAAAGATGGCTCTTTTGAGTATAACAATTTAACAATAACGAACAGACCTTTCATCAATGAAGCAGATGAACAAGGTTGGTTCGTTTTTTTATTAGATTTTCAAGCAAAATTAACCACATTCAAGGGGGAAAAATAATGTTATTAAAAATGGATATCCAAATGTTTGCACGTGAAAAAAATGCGAAACGTGAACACTATATCGCTGAATATACACCAGGGAAAGAAACAGCTCCTACGGAAGATACAGAATGGTTGCGACTAGCAAAATATATTTCAACCATTGGTGATGATTCAGACGAAGAAACAGATGATACGGGCTTTTATGATGGTGATGGAACGCCTGAAACGACTGTAGTATCAGTATCTGGTACGTATACACCTGAAGGCATGTACGATGCTGAAGACCCAGCACAACAATTAATTGCTAGTAAAAAATACAAATTAGGTGATGGCCGTAAAATTTGGCATAAAGTCGTACAAACCAATGGTGATGTTTATGTGGGACGTGCAACAGTTACAGGCATTAAGGCAGGTTCTGGTGATGCAACAGCGTACGAAGAATTCGGTTGCTCAATCAAATACGATACGTTACCAAAAATCAGCCCAAAAGCATAACCCCAGTAATCGGTAAAATGACTCCGACTAAAACTGGGGTAATCATTGAAATGGAGAAAGGAGAATAAGAATGGCAAGAGAGTATATTGTTTATAAAGGTGAGGAAGTCATTGTTCCAGCTAGTCCAAGCCCTCTAGAAATTACAGGAATTGAGCCAAACACCGACGTTCCAGCAGGAACATACCAAGTAGGTTTTGCAGACGGCGGGGAAAAAGTAAATGTACCGGCATTTAAAACATCGCCAATTGCTGTAACTGGTTTAGAGTTTTCTCCTAAAACATCCACAGCAGATGCGGGTACTGCAGGTAGCCGACAAATCACAGCAACTGTTTTGCCTGAAAATGCTACAAATAAAAAAGTGAACTATTCTATTACGCCTGTAACAGAAGGCCTTGCGGTCTCTGAAACAGGTAATATTACTTGGACAGAAACGGTACCGGCTGGTACTTATGTTACCGAAGGCGAAACAGAGGATGGTAAGAAAACAGCACAACATACCTTAACACTTAATAATCAAGCATAAATACGAGAATAAGGGCAGCTATTTGGCTGTCCTTTTTTATGGAGGTAATTAAATGAAAGCATTAGAGATTAACGTAGCACGCACGGGTTTTCCGGTTATTATAGCAGGACATGAATTTTTCTTTGATAGTTCACCAGAACATTTAATCGAGGTACAAAAAAACTATGAAGCGTTTGAAAAAGAAGTAGATTCGATTGAAGGACCCAATGAAGACGATGCAGATAGCTTGGACTTAGAGCCGTACAAAGAGTTGTTAGCAAAAGGGTATGACGTCATGTTAGGCGAAGGAACATTCGATACGTTGTATGCGGATATTCCAGACATCAACGCATGGTTAAACGCTTTCTTTGATTTATACAACGGGATTTCTGAGCAACTGGACGAATTCAAAGAGGAACAAACAAAAAATTCCCAACGTTTAAAACAGAAGTACTTGAAAAAAGTTAGCAAGAAAGGGTGAGCGCAATGCGGTTAAACGATCCGCTGCCCTCTTTTTTTGAGTTTGAAGAGAAAGAGTATCCTCTAAATCTTGCTTTTGATCGTGTGTTGGATGTTTTCGACGTGCTGTCTGATGACGGGATGAATCTTCCAGACAAGGTAGAGACTTGTATAAAGATTTTAGTTGGTGATGTAGGACTAGATATTATATCTCAGTTTGTGATGTTCAGAGAACTATACGATACCTATCTCGTCTTTGGTAAAAAATCAGAAGTGGTAACCGATGAATTAGGAAATGTTATGCCAATGAAACCAGTCAGTAAAGATATGGACATTGTATTAGATGCAAAATACATTTATGCCTCTTTTCGACAAATAGGTATCAATTTATTTGAGGAACAGGGCCGTTTGTCTTGGGAAGAATTCCAAGTATTGCTAGAAACGTTGCCAGATGACACGCCTATTCAAAAAATTAAAAGTATCCGTAACTGGAAACCGCAAAAAGGAGAAAGGACTGAACATAAGGAACAAATGAGAGAACTTCAAAGGCGTTATGCATTACCAAATTACGTAAGGGAGGAGGAAGAAGATGGCTGATGGAAGTGTAGTAATTGATGTCGATGTGAATGGGAAGGACGTCACAGGGCTAAATAATCAATTAGACCAATTGGAAGGCAAGTCCGCCAAAGCAAGTCGAGGCATTGGAGACATGGTCAAAGCGATGGGGCTCGTTAAGTTGGGCAGTGCAGCATTTGATGTTTTAAAAGGCTCAATTGAAGGAGCAGTTACACGTTTTGACAAGTTGAACCAGTTTCCTAAAGTTTTAACAGCTATGGGAGCTAGTACAGATGATGCTACCCGTGCAACGAATAAGTTGAAAGAAGGAATTGATGGGCTACCAACGAAATTGCAAGATGTGAGTGACACTACGCAACAAATGTATAGTGTTTTTAAAGATGCCGATTTAGCGGCTGACAGTACACTTGCTTTAAACAATGCTTTACTTGCTAGTGGTTCTAGTGGTGAAAAAGCACAACGTGGAACAGAACAATATATGAAAATTCTACGTACTGGTAAAGTTGACCTAGATTCATACACAACTTTACAAGAAACCATGGGTTTTGGCTTAGATAAGTTAGCAGAAAAATTTGGCTTTACAGGCAAATCTGCGCAACAAGATTTGTACAAAGCCTTACAAAGTGGTCAGGTTACCGTTGAAAAGTTCAACCAAGGGTTAATTGATATCCAAGATGGCTTAGGCGGAACAAAAGAAGTCGCTCGAAAAACTACAGAAGGTATAGCTACTTCTTTTTCAAACTTGAAAAACTCCATAACTAACGGAATGGCAAATGTGTTAACTAAATTTGATGAGATCGTAACGAAAGTTTCTGGAAAAAGTATTGCGGCTAATTTGAATAGCTTAAAAGGCATTGTAAATAATACGTTTTCAGCGATTACAAAAGCCATGGATGGCTTAATTCCTGTTATTGATTCAATAAAAAAGGCTTTTGCTCATAATCAATCAATAATAAAAATATTTTCTGATACATTCGATCAAGCTTTCAAAATAATAGGATTTATTGTATATGATGTAATAAATATTCTTCAACGATTTTGGGGAGAAATATCGAAAAGTAGTGAAAGTTCAAGTTTAATTGATATCTTATCAAGTGTGTTTACTACCTTGAAAGATGTTGTGTTAGATGTATTAGAAAATATTCAATACTTTTTTGATATTCTGGGTTCTGTTGATGTTCCGGAAAAATTAGGAGCTGCATTTAATAATTTAAAAGATATTTTGTTCGATTCTGTTGAAGCAGTTGCCAATTTCTTTGGTAGTTTTAATCTAGGAGAAACAAGCACTTCTATTACCGAGACTTTAATAGATACTGTTATATTGCTAGTAGATACTTTTTTAAAAGTAACCGAAAAAGCTAAAGATTTTATAAAATGGATTGATAGCGGTTCGACTGCATCAGATGTTTTTAAAGGGATAATAGTAGCCTTAGGTGTCGCTATATCTGGCGTTGTTCTGTATTACAAAGCTTGGCAAACATATATCAATCTAGTAGTTAAAGCACAGAAAGCTTGGAACTTAATTACTAAAATTGGAACAGGAATACAAACGGCGTTTAATGCAGTTATGTCTATTAATCCGATTTTTTTAATAGTAGGAGCCATAGCAGCGCTAATCGCTGGATTAGTTTATTGGATAACCAAAACTAAATCTGGTCAAAAAGCATGGAAGGCCTTTACAGACTGGCTTGTAAAGGCTTGGGAAGGTATGGTCGATTTCTTCAAAGGAGTTTGGGAAGGAATAACAGATATTTTTGATTCTGCAGTTAAAACGGTTAAAGAGCTCTGGAAGGGTACGATGGATTTTTTTAAAAAACTAGGGGAAGATATAACGTCTATCTTTAAATCTAGTATAGAAACAGTCAAAGATTTGTGGAGCGGTGTAACAGAATTTTTCCAAAGTTTATTAGATGGAATTATTTCGGCATTTAATACGTCTGTTGAATTTTTGAAAGGTATTTGGCAGTCTGCAGTTGATGTATTTAACGCTATCTGGGAAACGATAGGGCCAACAGTGATGATTATTGTTGATGGCATTGTAGAACTCTGGAATAATTTCACAGAAACAATTACTGGTATATGGGAAGGAATTAAAATGACTGCGGAAGGCCTTTGGGAATTGATTAAATCTGCAATTATGGGCCCTATACTACTTTTGATTGATTTGATAACTGGTGATTGGGAACAATTAAAGGAAGACTTATCAATGATTTGGGAAAGTATTAAAGAAGCCGGTAGTATGATCTGGGACGGCATACAACAGATAATTGGTTCATATGTTGAAGGCGTAGTCAATTTTGTAAAAACAGTTTGGGAAACTGGAAAAAACTTCTTAAGTGATATATGGGAAGGGATTAGCAATATAGCTTCTACAGTGTGGGATGCAATTACTAGTACAATTTCAAATTTGGCGCAAAGTGCGCTTGATGGTGCTAAAAACGCATGGAGCGGAGCGAAACAGTGGGCATCCGACACTTGGGAAAGCGTTAAGCAAACTTCTGCCGAAACATGGGATGGAATAAAAACTACAGTATCAGAATTTGCAAAGAACGCTCTAGAATGGGCTAAAAACGCATGGAGTAGCGCGAAGCAGTGGGCATCTGAAACATGGGAAGGCGTTAAACAAGCGACTGCAGAAAAATGGGAAAATACTAAATCAACAGTAGCAAATCTTGCAGATGCTACATTAAGAGGAATGGAAAGTGCTTGGAGTACAGCAAGAAACATTGCATCAGACATATGGGAAGGTGTAAAAGAAACTGTAAAAGCTGCTATGGATTTTGATCTATTTGCGGCTGGTAGAGCAATTATGGAAAGTTTCACTGATGGTCTTACGCATGCATGGGAAGCGACGAAAGAGTTTGTCAGTGGTATTGGTGATTGGATACGAGAACATAAAGGTCCTATTAGTTACGATAGAAAACTTTTAATTCCAGCTGGTAAAGCGATTATGGGTGGTTTAAATGAAAGCTTACAAGCGAGTTTTAAATCTGTCCAAAAAACAATTAAGCCTATGGCTAATCAAATTGCGGATACACTCTCATTTGACAATGCTGTTTCAAATTTTAACTTTACTAGTCCAGAATTAGCATTAAACACAAATATGATGGGCGCTGCTAATTTGGGTAGCCAAATTGTAAATAATAGCAACTTTGCGAAAACATACAATCCTACAATCAATATAAACATTGAACATGCAGATCTTTCTAATGAGAAATCAATTGAAGAAACTTCTCAACAATTGGCAAAACTCACAGAACGACAAACAAGGGGGCGGCTATAATGGATTTAACGAATTATCCATATTTTCAATTTAGAGGAAAAAAATCGAATGAATTCTCTATGCGAATAAGAAACGAAATGACGTTTACTATTCCAGAGGCCGCTCTGCAGTTTACAGAAATTGACGGAAGAAATTCCGATGTCATATACGATAAAGGAAAATATAACGACATTGAAAAGGTCTTTCCGGTAAGACTTTATAAACAACCAGATACAACCATTGCTGCGCAGTTAAGAGATATAGCTGCGTGGCTTTATTTATCGAAAGATTATGCCCCACTTATTTTTAGTGAATACAGCGAGTACTATTATAAAGCGCTAGGCTACAGCAAAGTGGATGCAGCAGACAAAACTAGGAGCTGGCTAGATATTAATTTTGTCTTTAAATGTCAGCCGTTCGTTTTTCGTCTTGATGGTGATGATGAAAGAGATATAAAAAGTGGAGGTGGCATTAGGAATCCAGAAGCTTTTCCTAGTCTGCCTATTATTACGTTTAACAAAACAAGTAGCACGCAAGATAGCAATATTTACATTAACGGCCAACAGTTTAGGATTGCTAAAGAGGTTGGAACAGGAAAAATTACGCTAGATTGCGAAGAAGGCATTGCTTATAAAGATGGTGGCGTTAATATCACAAAATATTGCTTTTTAAATACAGATGGTTATAACCCAATCACTTTGCCACCGGGTGAAAGCATTATTAATTATACCTATATCACTGATTTTAAAATTAAGCCAAAATGGAGGACTTTAGCCGTATGAGTACGATTATTTTACATGATAAGAAAAATAACAATTGGAATTCCCTAGGCATAGGTCCTTTACAAGATGCAATAAATCCGCTTTCTACAAGGGAACGTAATGGTATTTATGATATGACATTTCAGTATCCAGTGGTAGGGAAGTTGTTTCATGAGCTGAAAGTAGGAAGATGGATAGTCGCTGACGCTGGACCTACATTAATCGCAAAAAGTCAGCGATTTGAAATCGCACAAATTACAAAACCAATCAAAGGGATTGTTACTGTTTACTGTGAGCATTATCGCTATAAATTGTTGCGAACAATGGTAAAAATTGGTTCCAAATACTCTAATATTTCGGCACAAACAGCATTGAATCAATTAAGAAGTCAGATGGAGCCTAAAAGTGATTTTACTTTTTACAGTGATGTAGGGACTACGTCTTCAATTGATTTTACAGACCCCGCAAAATATAAAAATGCGCAAGAAGTTTTAGGCGGTGTCGCTGGTTCAATTTTAGATAATTTCGGTGGGGAATATCTTTTTAATAATAATCAAGTTCGCTTGTTAGCAAAAGCCGGTACCGATACGAATGTAGTCATTGCCTACGGTAAAAATTTGACAGATATTAATCAAGAGGAATCCATTGAAAATACGTATACTTCAATATATGGCTGGGCGAAAATCGGTAATGGCGATGATGAAAAAGTAATCACTCTACCAGAAATATATATTGATAGTGACTATGTCAGTAATTATACGGAACGTAGAATACAAATGGTTGATTTTAGTGATAAAGAGCCAAAAGATGTAGAAGCTTTACGCGGCATGGTTAAATCGTTTATTAAGTCTAATAATGTAGGGATTCCTCGTGTGAGCATAAAAGCTAGTTATGTGGACTTAGCGAGTTCCGTCTCAGATGAACAACTTAAAAGCCTTGAGGTTGTCGATTTATGTGATTGGGTAACAGTTGCGTTTAATCAATTAAACATTAATACAACGGCACAAATTGTAAAAACTGTGTGGAATATTTCTTTAGATCGATATGAGTCAATCGAATTAGGTGAAGCGAGAACTGATTTTGCGAAAGTGATTGAAGATTCTAAGACAGATACCGAAGATATGAAGGATAAAATTGATTGGTTAGAGCAAGCACAAAAAGAAGCATCTGATATTATCAGGAATCCAGGGAAGGGACATGTGCTTATTTATCCGTCTATCTCTGACCCACAAGAGCTATTAATTATAGATACCTTAAATATAAACACAGCGAGGGAAGTTTGGCGTTGGAATGCGGGTGGTTTAGGATTTAGCAAAACAGGTTATAACGGCACCTATGAACTTGCATTTACTAAAGATGGTTCAATTGTCGCAGATAGGGTTAATGTAGGAACATTAAGAGCTATTAATTTAATAAGTGTTTCTATTTCAGGGGCAACAATTGAAGGAGGTGTAATTACTTCAAGAGGAAAAGATTTTTCTTTAAAACAGGACAATGGTGCAATAACTTGGACGCGAAATAGTGACGGAAAAGAAATTTTTAAATTTTACACTACCTTGATGAATCAAAAAGAAGGAAATGTAAGATTAGATATTTCAGACGAAGGTTCTTTTACGATATTTAATAAAAAACTTAATAAGGCATTTCTGACATTTTTTGGTGCAACCAATAATATGTCAGGGTCGGCAAACTTAGATAACTTTTATGTTATTGGGAGTGGCCATAGTTTAAATTTTGCACCTGGGAGCTTTGGGTATTCTTCTACAGCCAGTAAGAGCCCTAGTTTAAATGTGAGTAGCAGTGGTTTTAGTATAGGGAATAATGATACTAAAGTATTAGGATCATCTGGAGGAAGGATTAGTATATCCGCTACTTCTACAAGTGTCACAGGAAATCTTAGTGTTACTGGCTCTAAAAACTCTCTTGTGGAAACATTGTCATATGGTCATCGACTGTTAAATGCCTACGAAACGCCAGAATATTATTTTGCTGACTATGGTAAAGCAATTACAGATTCTAATGGTGAAGTAAGAATAGATATTGATCCTATTTTTTTAGAAACAGTGAATACTAAAAGTGAAAACTATCATGTAATGTTATCTCCTTATAGTAAAGGGATTATCTGGGTTGAAGAAACTAAAGAAAAATATTTTAAAGTCAAAAGCGAACCAGCGCTACTAGAGTTCAGTTGGAACCTTGTTGCTTATCGAAAAGGTTATGAAGATGTTAGGCTAACGCAACAAGAAGGGGAGGATTATAAAGAATGGCAAACAAAATTTTAAATCTTGATTTCTCTAAAGATCCAATAATGCCACCAATTATTTATGGTCGTGTTGGCGATGAAAAAATGCAAACAATTACTGTTAAAATTTCTGAACGAGATGAGATACCTGATTTATCGGACGGTGTCATTACTTTTGAAGGGGAACCCGCAGGCGGAAAAGTAAAAGTTTTCGATTCTGAAAATGTCTCTACGACTAGCTCGGGTTTAAAAACAGGAACATTTGAATATACTTTTCCCAGTGCTGCTTTTAGTGTTGAAGGGACATATAAAAGGGCCTATTTTTCTTTCCAAAAAGATGGGAAAAGAGATACGACAGGTGACTTCAAAATCATCGTTAAAGGGAATGCGGACATTGATGCCGAAGAAGCAGAAACGATTATCACTGAATACAATAAACTTGTGATAGCATTAAATGAAGCCTATCAAGCTGCACTAAATAAAATGAATACTGACTATAATGAAGTAGTAAAACGAATTGATTCAATTAAGGATGAAATGAACAAGCTTCAAACGAAAATTGATAAAACTGTTAGTGCTGCAGAAGGGCGTATATCTAAGGTGGCTACAGATAGTGAAGCGAAAATTAACACAATAGCTAAAACTGCAGAGACGAATATTGCTGCCATTGGTAAATCCGTTACTGAGGAAATGAATAAAGCTTTACAAGAATTACATGCAGCAGACTTCTATACGAGATCTGAAGCAGAAGCAAAATTTGCGGAAAAAGGGGAAGCATACACGAAACAAGAGTCTGACGGGAAATACGTTGACTTATTTAGTCGTCAAGAAATTGGCGGGACTAAAGAGTTTTCTAAAACTCCTTTAGTAAATGGAAAAGAAGTTGCTTTAAAAGATGAAACGTTTATTTACAAAAAAGCAGGACTTGATGAAGTAGAAGCTGCATACAGAAGTGCTTTTGGAGCAGAAACCAATATTCTTTTAGTTCGTAAGGGAAATAAGGTCGATGCTTATTTACGAGTTAATGTGGTGGATGTAGAAAAAATAAAGGCAAACATGGTCCAAATTTTTAAAATTCCTAAAGGATTTATGGTTGATCAAGAAATGAGAGCAGGATATTGGAATACCGCATTAACAACTGTACAGTATACGTATCCTCAAGGTAATTATGGAGCATTATATGAGGAAGGCGTGAAGGGAATTAGATTTTGTAGTGACAGAAAAGGGAATCATTATGTTTTTGGTAGTTGGTACACTGCAGATGCTTTCCCGGAAACATAAAATAATGATGAAATAAACTAAAGATAAACCGTTTAGCGAAAGCTAGCCGGTTTTTCTTGTCAATAGAAAGTAGGTGCAGGATGAATTTAACAATAGAACAATGGTTAGCGGTGATTACATTTTTAGGCGGAATTATCTTCGCATTAATGAAATTCTATCATGTCTTCTCTCAATTAGAGGATAGCATGAAAGAACTAAAGCAGGCCGTTGACCGATTAAATAACCATGAAGTGCGCATTAGTCGATTAGAAGAACAAAATAAAACCCTCTTTCGAGGGATAGGAGGAAATAAAAATGATTAATTGGAAATCAAGAATAAAAAACAAACAATTTTGGCTTTCACTTATCCCAGCAGTTCTATTATTAATTCAAGTGGTTGCAGTGCCTTTTGGGTATAAATTTCAAATTGATGTGATTAATCAGCAATTGCTGGATGTTGTTAATGCAGTGTTTGTCGTGTTATCCATTTTAGGAATCGTGACGGATCATACGACACCAGGGATTTCAGACAGCCAACAAGTATTAGATAGAAAGGATGATAAAGACGAATGACACTAAATGTCGTTGATGTTTCATCGAATAATCCAATTCAAGCAGCCGTCACACCAGGTGCAGACGGTTGTATAGTAAAAGCTACGCAAGGAACCACCTATATCAATCCAAGTTGTGATGCCCAGTATCAATTAGCGAAAGAACACGGCTTAAAATTAGGTGTGTACCACTATGCTAGTGGTGGAGACGCTGTAGCAGAAGCAGAATTCTTTTATCAAAATATCAAAGGCTATCTTTATGAAGCAATCTTGGTTTTAGACTGGGAAGAAGCGCAAAATAGCAGTTACGGAGATTGTACTTGGTGTCGGAAATTTGTTAATCGGATTCATGAATTAACAGGGGTTTGGTGTATTATTTATGGTAATCGTCAAAATATTAATCACTGTACAAATTTAGCTGATACTTGTGGACTTTGGTTTGCGGGATATCCAACAAACACAGAATGTAACTGGAAAGCCCCTGAATTCATCTATAATATTGCACCTTGGGAAACGATGGTCGGTTGGCAGTATGCCGCATCGGATGTCGATCGGAGCAAATTCTATGTAACAAAAAAACAATGGGATAAATATGCTAATCCCACAAGCAATCCAATCCCCTCTCCACCAGTTCCTCCAGCACCTAAGAGACGCTATGGATACCGAGTAGACGACCTGCAGTTTGTGAATGGATTGTGGCAAGTAAGAAATGACGTATTGGGGCAACCGGACTTTGACTGGACGGAAAACGGGATTAATGTTGCTTATATTGATAAGATTAATCCAGCAACAGGAGAGAATACCCCTGATCAGGTGTTAAACGTAGGAGACTATTTTGCTTTTCAACCTTCATCCGTAGGAATTATTACCGAACAAGATCCCTTGAACGGAAAAACAATCTCACATGTTCAATTCCCAGACGAGTTTATTTGGTTGTACACAGAAAGTGTTGAAAAATTGATTTATGGGTAAAGATTTCAACTGGTTAGCTAATCATAACTTGATTTATTAAGGTCAAATATTGAACTATTAGGAGGATGATAGTATGAAATCAGAAATAAAAAAACATATTCGTCAATTATTGTGTGACTATAAAAAAATCGAAAAACAATTAAAGAAGTATGAAGATATGTTGTTGTATCCTCAATCTTCTTTTTCTTTATACTTTGAGGAAAAGTCAAGTGAAAAAATAAGTTTGAACCAAATAGCTTTTCATAAACACTTTTTAAATACAGTTGAAAAGGTATTATCAGATGCTACAGCAGATGTAAGGGATATTTTTCTTTCTAAGTATAAGAATGGCTACCCACGTAAAAAAAATGAAATTGTAGCCTATGAAACCTATTTAAATGTATCGACAGTAAAAAGAAGAGATAGTGAATTTTTAGAAGAACTGGCACGACAATTGGGTTGGCTAGAAGTTTGAGCAAAAAAAGAGTGCACAAGGTTCTATAATAAGTATAAGGACATATGTTCTTATACCGTGGACGCACGGAATTATAATGAAGGAGGTAATGACAAGTGACAAAAACAATTGAAGAGGTACGGAACTATTTAGATAGTCTTATTGGGACAATAACTATTGATAAGTCAGACCGTTCTCTTGATGGCCAATGCGTAAGTTTAGTTAAGAATTTACTAGAGTTTCTCGGAGCACCCAATCCATATGCTGCAAGAGGCAATGCAAAAGATATTCCATCTACGTATGTTCCTCAAGGAATTGCAAAAGCTGGTTCAGGAATACTTAACATAGCGGTTAATCGCTATGGCGGTAGCGGATATGGACACGTTTGGGTAAAAATTGGTTCTGACAGTTGGCAAGCAAATTGGGCTGGAAGACCTGTAAAAAAAAATGTTGGAGAAGATCCTATTACAGATATTTTAAACTTAGATCAATGGCTGACTAATGGTAATACGCCAAGCGGAGGAACATATTCTGGCGGAGTATTAACAAACGCAGGATGTATCTTATCAGAAGCAAATATTCGATTAGTGATTAATGCAGCAAAATCTTACAACATTAAGCCAAGCTTTATGATTGCACAAATGTTTATTGAAAGTCACTGGGGAGACCCAAGCATTTCAATTGTTGGTAGTAGAGATAATAATTGGGCGGGAATTTCAGAACCTTTTAATGTTCCGCCTGACTTAGAAATTCACATGAGTCAAGGTTCAGCAAGAGCCGAAGGTGGATATTATGTTCACTTTGCAACCATTAATGACTTTTTTAAAGCATATGCATTTATACTTTCAAAAAGAAATGGTTTATATAATGTTGAGGGAGCAACTACGATTGAAAATTATTGTAGAGGGCTATTTCGAATCGGTGGAGCAAATGCAGATTATGCTGCAACCGGGTATCAAAATTATTATAATATGTTAATTCCAACATATAATGCAATTGACCAACAAAATCCTGGGAAACTTGCACAAATTGACGCTAGTGGTAGTGGAGATGTAAATAATGAAGGGAGAGTAACAACTATGCAATGTTTATATGAACGACCAATTAATCCAAAGACAGGAGCCCTAGAACCAGACGGTTCAGCATGGACTATGATGTTTTGTAATGGGGTAAATACACGACGTATTTACGATGCAGATGAAGCACATATTGTTAGAGAACTTTATCTTTCAAATAATGGTAAAGAAATTCCAACATATAGTAAAGAACAATGGCCAAAATCTGCACCATGGTATATTCGCTTAGAATCTATGTTTCCAGTTGTAAAATAAATTTAGTAGCATTAAGCCCTACTTAGTTTATAAGTAGGGCTTAATGCTACTAGTACTATAAAATGAAATCTGTGAAAATAAAATAGTTATTACTTTTATTAGAAAGTCTAGAAAACCGTACGACTTTAGTCATGAAAGATTCAAGAAAAGCAAATACTAGATATGCACTCCCTCTAAAATTATTTTGACAAATTAACAACAATACAATCATCTACCACTCGGATAGAATCTTTGCTAGGCCAGACATTCATTTCCGCTTGTAAAGCTTTGTGTTTTTCAAAGTCTTCAGGTGTAGGATCATTGAAATTTAACCCAAACGTCTTCATATATACTAAAGTATTTAAACTAGTATGCACCGAGTTGGGCATGAATTCAAATAATGAAACACCATTTGTTTCACCTTTTATATTTGAGACATTCCGAGGACTACGATTTCCATACATTAAAAGTTTATAGGATTCTGGATTCTCAATTTCCATTGAATAAATATTATTTGTAATCATTTCCGCAGTACGTAAATCTTCTTCCGCTGTTAGATACTCAGAATATTCTAGGTTGGTTGTTTCCCGAACTTGAATAAAAGTAAAGAGAATTACTATGCCAATTAATAAATGTTTAAGCACAAAGTTGTATCCCCAGTAAATCATAATAAAGATGAGTAATAATGCTAAAACAGCAGGAAAGTTAGGCACTTCACCTCTAATTGCCGGACGTTTTCCACCTAAAATTGTAAACATGAGCGGAGTGAGTAGAATACCTAACAAGGTAATAAAGATGAAGAAAATATTTTTGCGTTTCAAATAGGACATATTAATTAATACAATGACCAGTAAAAGAACACATATCAAAAACAGCGGTGTAAAAAAAGTGTCTCCGACTGGAGGGAAGAATAGTTCTTTGGCGTAATCTTTAATATCATTGATAGAATCTATCAAGGGACGCTTACCCCAAAGAATCATATTATCTAGATAAGAGCTTTCAACGTTTAAAACTTTTTTCGC